CCTGATACTGCCGCAGTGGGGGCAACCTCTGAAAGGGATCATGTTGGGCTCTCAATCAGATCATCGAGCATCCTTCCCTCGAAGTTGGTGTCGTCGGTGTATTTCTCTTTGACCAGGGCGATGATCTTGCCGCCCGGCTTGTCCCGGACGATTTGCAGGTTGACGCCGCGGTTCTTCTTTCCGTCAGTGACAAACAGCGAGACCACTTCGATCCGGTTCGGGTCCTCCGACGGCGGTGGTCCCTGCCGGAACGCTTCCAGCATGCGGTCCCTGTGCCACTGCGTAATAGGGACGCCCTCGTCTCTCAGATCACGCTTGACGAGCCACGCTTCGGTGACAAACAGCGCGGCGGTGGCGCCGGCCAAGCGCGACACCATCCGCGCCGTGGCGGCGTAAGCTTCTTTTTCCTCGACACTGTCAAAAACGCCCGGGATCACGATATCCTGGCCCCTGCCCGGGACTACCAGATGGTAGAACGGCATCAGCTGGCTGGCATGGTCCTTGAGCAGGATGGTGCGGGCGTGGCGCTCGCCGATCCGCAGCAGCCATGTGAGGGTATCAAGCGGCACTTTACGCCGACCCCTTCACTTCGGGCTGCCCTTCGAACCGGGCGATCATTTCTTTCATCAGGACCACCACGTCCTTGCGATCGGCGCCGTTGCTCATGTAGTTGCAGCGCCCGTCGATGTCGCCGTAGGGGAACAGCATCAGGACGAACCCGACCTTGCGATCGGGACCACCGGCTTTGCCGTTAAAGAGTTCGTCGATCGCCGAGCATACTTCGGCCATCTGCTCATGGTACTCGGCCTCGATCGGCGCGTCGCCGAGGCGCTGGTGGTCTTTCAGACGGTAGAACTCGCGGCGGCGTTGCTCACCCATCGCTGTCCTCCTTCGCCTTCCGATCGTGTTCCGGATCGATCATCTGCGCGACCACTGGATCAGTAAACCAGCCCGGTATGCACATGCAGGCGGCGCACAGCAGCGGGTCAGGGGCTGGTCCTGCGAGTGATATAATAAACCGGCCGCACTCGCAGCACTCAAACTCGACCACGGGCATCAATTAAAACCCTCGATAATCCGGCGCGCGTTCTCGGTGGTGGGCTCGATCATGTAGAGCATCGCCATCGTGTCGAGAAGCCGGCTGCCTTGCCATGCTGGATGCTTGCCGAGATCGCTCAGCATCGAGGTCACGGCGTTTTGGTGGTCACCCGCGTCGAGGTACTCGCGAGCCCGGTCCCGGGACCAGCTAAGATGCTCGTCCCGGTCCCTCATATTTTCTTCCACGCCCGCTCGTAGCCGAGCGCGTTACCCGACCCAGGTAAGGGTGAAGTTCTGCGGGCGCTTGGTCTTGCCGCTTAGCCAGTTGTCGATGGTGCCCCAGCCTGTTTTGACTTGCCCGTTGCTGACGCTGGTGACCCGCTTGGTAATTTCGTGGATCGACAGGCCGCTCTGCACGATCAGGTCGCATATCTCGGTCATCGCCGGGTCAATGCCTTCCTCCCAGCGGTAGTTCTGCACCCGGCGCGCGACGGCGAGGCTGGTCGGGCGCAGTTGGTGGACTGTTGCTTTCATTTTCAGGACCTCTTTCTCTCGATCAGCCCCAGCCACTTCCAGACCACGTCACTCGGCGCCCAGCCCGTTGGGTGCGCGCCGCTGCACAGCTGGTAAACAAAATCGATGACCGCCAGCGAGACGAAGAACACGCCGACGAGCCCGACCATCGCGCAGACCAACTCGAAAAGCGCGAACATCGTCTGTCCCTCTCAGTGACCGCATAAGTTGCAGAACAGGTTCCGGCCATCGGTGGCGATCGGCGCGTGCTTGCCGCACCAACCGCACTTCACGATCCAGTGCGTGTAGACGTGAACGACCCGGCGGCGCATCAGCTGGCCACCCGCAAGGCGGGAACCGGTTGCTGGTCCTTGAAGTCGATCGACTTGCGCAGGTAGTCGGGCGTCAGGTGCGCGTAGTGTGCCTCGATCGTGGCCAGCGTGTCGCCCATGATCTTTGAGATATCCAGCAGCGGCACCCCGCCCGTCGCAGCCAGCGTTGCCCAGGTGTGGCGCAGCACATGCGCGGTGACCCACGGCATCCCGACGAACTTGGTGAACGTGCGCAGCGCCCGCTTGATGTCCGTTGTCCCGTCGATCACCTTGCCGGTCGCCTGCCCGCTCGCGTCTTCCGGGGCCAGCGCCCGCGCCGCTTCCAGCACCGGCCGCAACCGCGTCGAGATCGGCAGCTGCACCCGACGCTTCTTGGTGATCCGCATCCCGGGCCGGCGGTAGTCGATCATCCCGCGGGTCAAATCTACCCGGTCCCAGGTCAAATCCATGATCGCGCCGTGCCGTGCCGCGGTTTCCAGCGCCAGCGCGATGAACACCATCACCCGATAGGCGCCAGGGCCTCGCTGGGTGCCGGGGTGAACCATCGTGCCCCAGGCCATCGCTTGGTCCCACAGCCAGCGCTCCTGGTCCCGGTCGAGGAACTTGTCCCGGGCCGCTCCCTGGGGCGGCATCAGCTTTTTGATCGAGGGCTTGTCGGCCGCGGAGATCAGCCTTTCCTCGATGCTCCAGTTGATGACCGTCTGCAGCGCGGTCAACTCGCGGCGGATCGTGTTGGCGGCGCAGTGGCTGCGCGCCCGGCGGTAGTCCCGCAGCAGCGTGTCGTCCTGCACCAGCGCCTCGGGCAGGTATCCGCCCAGGGCGCGGCGTACTGGCGCCAGGATATGCCGGTTGCTGCGGTGCTTGCCGGCCAGTTCGGCGTCATCGAGCCACTTCGCGCACAGCACGTCGATCGTCGGTCGGATGACTGCTACCGGTCCCCGCGGGGCCTGGGCGGCGGTTTGGCGGGCGTTGTCGCAGAACGTGTCGATATAAGCGTCAGCCTCCGCGCGGATCGCTGTCTGGCAGCTTTCGCGTTTGGTGACATGCCCGCGGTTCGCGTCGCACCAGCGGACTTCGTAGCGGCCCTGGACGTTCTGCCAGAGCTTGATCTTCCTGAAACTTCCGATGTCGATGACCGGACGGTCCGTGACTTGAGCCATAGATAAAAGTCCTCCTCGGGGATCAAAACCGGTCTCCCGGGCAGCCAGGGCAGCCCGTCGAGCCGGCGCAGCCGCGCGATCTTATGGATGGAGCAACGCAGGACGAGCGCGGCGTCAGTCTGCGTCAGGTACTTCATGCGTTGTCGGTGCCGTTCTTGTCCCGGTCGCCGTTGATGACCGTGCCTGGCGTAAATGTCGGCACAGTTTCCGGCAGGTTACCGGTGCCCGGCAGCACGGTCCCCGGCATGGTGTTCGGTATGAGTATCTGACCGCCGGCGTCATAGACCTTGATAAGCTGTCCGATATACATGGCCAGCTGCCAGTCAATGATCTTGTCGACTTGCAAGCGCAGTTTGTGCTGCTGGTCCTGGACTTCCGATAAATGCAAGCTGGTTGACGCGGTACGAGACCGCGGTCCCGGATTGTCGCGTGTCGGCCGCTCGATCGCCAGCGCTTCGACCGGCACACCCAACGCCTGAGCCATCGCGTCGAGGTTGGCCGGTTCGGGGTAGCTCGTGGCGTTGAGGTAATGCCCGATCCGGTCCCGGTTGCGGGCGACGCTGTAGCCGCGCTTGTCGGTGGTGCTGCCCCAAATCTGCCGGGCCAGTTCGGAGGCGCTCATGTCAGCGGCCTCCATTGCGGCACGTAGCGCCTCGGCAAACGGTCGATATTCTGCTTTACCCTGGGGCTCGGCATTGGGGGCAGCCTCCCTTGTTAGGTTTCTTCCGTGATGTGCTGCCCTTTGTCGCGTGACAAGTGGCGTAGTTTGTCCTCGGGGGTTATCTGCCGCAACAAGTTTTTGCAGGGTGCTCTCGGTGTCGTGATCGGTCGTCATAGTCCGCACTCCCAATGTGGTAACGGCTAGTGGTTAGTGGGCTAGTCAGTTGGTGGTAGGGTTTAGTCTCTAGTCAAGTCTCTGGTTGTCTCTAGTTATCTCTGGTGGTCTACAGTTAGTTCCGGTGTATGTCGGTATACGCCCACCAACCGACAAACACAACAACTTGTGTTGTGTACGTTTTCGGTCCGCTTGGTTACAGGCAACAAACCACATCTTGTGGTCTGTAGCCGGTTGATAAACCCTACATTTTGAGATGAGCCAGCAGCGCTGACCTGTGCCAATCCCCCTTCCCCGCCCGGTGCTTTGCAGTGTAGGGTGCGCCCCGCAGGGAGCCCTCGAAATGGTGGTCTTTGACGTTGCGCATGTGTTTCGCGTGTTCGGCGGGCCGAAGGGTTTGTTGACCGCGCTCGACGACCATCAGCCGGGACACGGGCTGAACTACAACGCCGTGCAAATGTGGTCCCAGCGCCAGACAATCCCGACCAAATGGATGGGGGCTGTCCTGTACTGTGTCCTGCAGCGGGGCTGGAACGTCGCCGAGTTCCTGACTGACGGTGACGAGCTGGGGAGTGTGCCTCATGCGCGTTCTCGGCGTTGACCCCGGCGCCACCGGCGCCCTGGCTCTGTGGGATACCTCGCTCGACGCGCTAATCGTCTGCGACATGCCGGCCCCGCGGGTTCGCGTCGGCAAAGCAGTACGCCGGCAGATCAGCGAGGCGTGGCTGGCTGCGACCCTGGCCCAATACGAGCCCGACTGCGCCTGGATCGAGCGCGTCCACGCGCTGCCCAAACAGGGCGTGACCAGCAGTTTTAACTTTGGGCTGGCTTACGGGTTGATCCGCGGCGTGCTCGCCGGCTTTCGCGTGCCGGTCCAGCTGGTCACGCCCCAGGAGTGGAAGCGCCACTTTCGCCTTGGTCCCGACAAGACCGAAGCACGCCTGATCGCCTCGCGGCTGTTCCCGGCCAACGCTCTCGACTTCACCCGCATTAAAGATGACGGCCGAGCCGAGGCGGCGCTTCTGGCGCTGTTCGGCGCACAGCAACAAAAAGATGTTGTGTCTCGCGCTTTGTGTCTTGACATCGCACCGGACCGCGCGACAAATTAGTCCCTGTTAAGCGACACGCACGTCCTGTCCTCGGAGCCCGTTCCGCGAAACCTAACAACTTGTTGGGAGAGGGCTTTTTATGCCCGTGCTGTCCCGGCTGCGACCCTATCAACAGGAAGGCATCGACTGGCTGGTCGCCTCGCTTAAGCGCTATCGGGCGGTTTTGTTGGCCGATGAAGCCGGGCTCGGCAAGACACTGGAAGCCCTGGTCGCGTCCCGGCGCTTGGCGATGCGCCGCGTCCTGATCGTCTGTCCCGCCGGCGCCCGGCGGGTGTGGCAACTGGAAATCGTCAAATGGTTCCCGGGCCTGGAGCCCTGGACCTGGGTGATCGAGCCCGGCACCACGGTCGACCCGAAGGAGTGGCAGAACCCGCTGCGCCCGGCGAACCTGATCGTTGGCTACGACGAGCTGTCCAACAAGGCGAGCCCGATCCGCGCCCAGCTGGAGCGCAGCATCAAATGGGACCTCCTGGTCCTGGACGAGTGCCACTACCTGAAGAACCCCTCGAACCGCACCCAGGCGGTCTATGGGAAGGGCGGGACCGGCAAGGGCCTGCAGACCCGCGCCGCCAAGGTGATCCTGCTGAGCGGCACTCCGACCCCCAATCACGCCGGCGAACTCTACGAGCATGTGCGGACCTTCTGGCACGACGCGCTCGCCGGCAACGGCAGCCGCGTCGCCTTCGAGGACGCCTACACCCGCTACAAGGATACCGTTTTTGGGCGTCAGGTCGTCGGCTCGAAGAACCAGGCGAAGCTGCGGGACAAGCTGCAGGACGTTGTCCTGCGCCGCCGCAAGGCCGAGGTCCTGACCGAGCTGCCGCCGCTGGTCTTGCAGGACATCCCGCTATCGGATGCCTCGGCCGGCGCCGGGTTTAACGCGACCGGCCTCACGCAGCTTGAGAACTTCTTCAAGCACAACAGCCCCAGCGATGACGATGTGATCCGCATCCTGCAAACGCCTGACATTTATGTCACCAGTCTGCGGCAGCATCTGGGGATCGCAAAGGCCCGCCCGGCGATCGAGTGGATACGCGAGCGGTTGGCCTCAACCGAGAAGATGCTGGTCTTCGCGTGGCACCACTCGGTCATCGATCTGCTGCGTCGCGGGCTCCTGGAGTTTGAGCCGGCGGTCATCACCGGCGAGACCAGTCCCAAGGCACGCACCGAGGCAATCGCGAACTTCCAGCACCGCAGCGCCAACCGGGTCTTTATCGGACAGGTCCTGGCAGCCGGGACCGCGATCACTCTGACCGCGGCCAACGAGGTCGCGATCGTCGAACCCAGCTGGGTCCCCGGTGAGAACGTCCAGGCGATCTGCCGGGCGCACCGCCTGGGCCAGCGCGACAGCGTGCTGGCGAGTTTCCTCTACCTGCCCGGCACGCTCGACGAGCGGATCATGGGCGTGTTCCGCCGTAAGGCATCCGAGATCGGACAACTGCAAGGAGACCGTGATGATAACCCTCACCTTCACACTCGATCCGCAGACGCCACGCGAGCGCGCCCTGCTGGCGCAACTGCTGCCGGCGTGGCTGCAGGGAGGCATTGAACCGCCATCGATTGGCATACCCAGCGATGTCGCGCAGGACCCGTCCGCGCTCGCCAAGTCCAACCGTCAGCAAGCGGCTGCGAACGCGCGCGCTGCGAAGGCCCGCCAAGCCAACGCGGATCAAGCCGCCGCCGCTCAGGCGACGGGGAACAACCTCGGTGACACAATCATCGATGACGTGGCTGGTCCGGGACCAAATGGCCAGGACCAGGACGACGATCTCGGAATGACGCCGCCGGACGATCCGTCGATGTCACCGGGGGAGGCGCGCGAGTTGGGCCTGGCGCTGGTGCGGGAAATCTACGCCGCCGGCAAGGTGGCCGAAGTGAAGGCCCTGCAGAAAGAGTACGGCATCGCGAAGTTCTATGACGTGCCGGTCGAGAAGGGTCACCAGTTCTACCGCCGCGTGATGAGCGTAGCGCAGGCGGCTGGCCTGCGTGCTTAACCCTGGGTGAAGGAACACGACGATGGCCAATAAGCTGACCCCCGCAAAGCGCGCCAACATGCCGAAATCGGATTTCGCTGGTCCCGGCAAGAGTTTCCCGATCAACGACCCGACCCACCAGCGTCTGGCGATCAGCGGTGCCACCCGTTCGCAGCGCGCCGGTAACATCAGCGCGTCGCAGGCAGCGAACATCAAGGCCAAGGCCCGCGCCAAGCTGAACAAATGACCGCGCACTCGCTCCTTGGCGCGTCGGGCGCGCATCGCTGGCTGAACTGCCCCGGTAGTTTCAAACTCAGCCAGCAGATGCCGCACCGGCCGGTGTCGATCTACGCCGCGACCGGCACCCTGGCACACATCTTTATCCAAAGGGCCTGGGAAGATCGCGCCACCACGGTCAATCCGATCGTGCTGGGGCGTAAGTATATAGAGGACGGGCACACCGTCGATGTCGATCAAGACTTCATCGACGGCGTCAACGTGATGCTCGATTACCTGCGGACGGTTGATCGCGGGCTGACCGATGTTGAGGTCCTGGTCTCGCTCGATCACTGGTTCGGTAAACCCTCGGTCCCGGTGTTTGGCACGCTCGATGCCCGGGTGATCGATCCGATCGAGGACACCCTGGAGATCGTCGACTACAAGAACGGTGCCGGGGTTTCGGTCACCCCGGTTTGGAACCCGCAACTGTTGTTTTATGCGGCCGGCGCGCTGCCGCCGCAGACCTTGAGCAAGCTGCGTCAGATCAAACTGACCATCGTGCAGCCGCATGCGCCGGGTGAACCGGTCAAAACCTGGATGCTGGACGCGGTCGATCTGTTGATGTGGATCGATCAGGTGCTGGTCCCGGGAGTCCTCGCCTGTGACCAGGACGACGGCACGTCGCTGCATACCGGAGCATGGTGTCGGTTCTGTCCCGTCGCGCATGGCTGTCCCAAGCTGCACGAGGACGCGGTCGCGGCTGCGAAAGCCGAGTTCGACGACGTGGCTAGCATCAATACCGACGACGAGCTGGCGCTCGCCTTGTCCCAGGCACTCGATGTCGCCGAGAACGCGGTCCTGTGGGCTGAGCGGCTGCGCGAGTTCGCGCTGTATCGGGCGCACAACCAAGGACTTGTCATCCCCGGCTGGGGCGTGGTCCCGACCCGCCCGACCCGTCAGTGGGTCAAGGACGAGAAAGAGACCGCCGCCGAGTTGGAACAGCACGGTGTGCCGCCCACGATCATCTGGGAGCAGAGGCTGCGGTCGCCGGCGCAAATGGAGAAACGACTGCCGTTTAAGCGGCTAGGTAGCGCCTCTGTATTGGTCGAGTTGCGATCTTCCGGGTTCAAGCTGGCCCGCACCGGGGACGTCGGTCAGGACTTCACTGATGACTGAGCCGCAGCTGAACGCGCTGTCGACGGCCAACCGTGAACTGCTCTCGACCGGCGGGTTCCCCCGTGCGGCAGCCGCCCTGCAGGAGGCCGCGCACGCCTTCGAGGCCGATGTCGGCGTCGAAGCCACGAAAATCCATCTGCTGCTTCGGTTATGTGCGGATTTACTAAGGAGGATGTAAAAGATCATGGCTGCTTCAGTTCGGACCCCGATCGGTATTCTGTCGTTTCCGGTGTTGTTCTCGCCGCGGCCACGCGCGCCGGGCGGCGAGCCGGTGTACCAGTGCAGCATCCTTTTCGATCAGGCGGCACAGCGTCATCCCGATTACGACGCGCTGCGGCGCGCGGTGCGTGAGGAAATCGATGACAAGTGTGGTCCCGGCAAATCGCAGGATCGGGCCTTCGTCGCCACGCTGCGCTCGCCGTTCCGGCGCTGCTCGGAGAAGTCATACAAGGGCTATGAAATCCCGGACGGGATTTTCATCTCCCCCTGGACCAAGACCCGTCCCGGGGTGGTCGATGCGCAGCGCAACGAGATCATCGTCCCGGAAGACATCTGGGCCGGTCAGCTGGCGCGCGCGACGGTGTCGCCGTTCTTCTACAACACCAGCGGCAACAAGGGCGTCAGCTTCGCGCTGAACAACCTGCAGATTTGCCGCACCGATGGCGAACGGCTCGACGGCCGGCGCGCGGCGAAGGAGGAATTTGACGACTATGACGGTCCCGGCGCCGCGGTCATGGCCGACGACGAAGTGCCGTTTTGGAGCAACGTGGTTCTGCTACGAGGATGACCCCTGCTGAGCGGCCCAGCTGGCAGGCGATAGCGGTGTCAGCCGCTTCATGGTTGCTGCTGTTCATGCTGCTGGCCGGCGTCTGGAGATGTTATGTCCGATGACCCTAACGCTCACCGAAACATCGCGTCGGCGACATAGTCACTGGTCCCGGTTTGTCCTGTTCTGGCTGGCCGGTCTCGGGACCGGTTTCGTCGCCGGCGCCATCTTCGGCAGGTTCATCTGGTAGCCATCATGAAGACCGCGATCGACTGGCGATCCAAAGCCGAGCCGTGGCGCTCGATCGGTCTGGCGTTCGCGCAGGAAGCTACGGAGTATCTGCGGGATGAAGACGCAGGATATCCCCGGGTTTAAGGCACCGAAGCGTGTCGCGCCAAGCTGGCGTCCGGTGAGCAAAGAGCTGCTCAAAAGGTGACCGATGCCTGCCGCCGATGAAACCCGCAAGAGGATCAGGACCAATCCGCTGAAAACCATCGCCGATGTGCGCGACGCGCAACGCGCGCTGGCCCTGATGGAGTACCTGCTCACCCCGGTCTTGCTGTTTACACCGGGCGACAGCACCCCACGCAAGATGCCGGCTTGTAGCGAGTGCAAGGCAACCGTTGGGTCGGTCTATCAGATACGCGGGGTCTGGTACTGCCTCGATCATATCCCCGCCGGGACCACCTTCCCGGTCGGCCTGCATGGTGACGAGTTCAAGGCTTATCAGGAGCGCCAGAAATGAGAAGGTGGACAACCGGCGAGCTTCGCATTGTGCGCGCCGTCGCCGAAGCAGGCGACAGCACTGCCGTAGCCTCGCTGGCACTCGCTCAGGCTGGCTACACGCGCTGCGCAGGCTCGATCAAGGCGTTCGCACACGATCAAGGCATCGTGTTCCGTGCGGCATTGAAGTGGCGCACGAAGCAGCGCCGACTGGCGCGACTTCGCGACGCCGCGGATTGATGCGCCTCGTCCTTGACCTCGAAACCACATCGACCGTCGATCTGCGCCAGACCGGCGTGCATGCCTACGCCGAGCACCCGGACACCCGGATCACGGTGCTCTGCTTCGCGATCGATGACGAGCCGGTTCAGAGATGGTTTACCGGATTGTGTGCGCCTCCTGATTTTCAAGCCGCGATCACGGCGGGCGCAATTGTGGTGGCACACAACTACCTGTTTGAGTGGAACCTCTATTATCAGAAACTGGTCCCGAAGGGCTGGCCACCGGTCCCTTTGTCCCGGTGGTCCTGCACGATGGCGCGGGCTCTTGTGGCGGGGTATCCGGCAGCGCTCGATCTCGCCGGCCAGGCGCTCAAGCTGCCGATCCAGAAGGACCGCAGCGCCCGCGATCTGATGCTGCGCTTCGCCCGGCCGCGCAGCCTCAACCCCTTGACCTGGTGGCACGAGACCGATCCCGTGCGCTTCCAGAAGCTGATCGACTACTGCGTGCAGGATGTCGAGGCCGAGCGCTACCTCGATCGTGCGGTCCCGGAACTGTCACCGCGCGAGCGGCTGCTGTTCGAGCTGGACCATCACATCAATATGCGCGGCATCGGCATCGATCTGCCTCTCGTCGACGACTTGCAGCAGTTGACTGGCGTGGCACAGCACCAGTTGCGGGACCGGATCACGAGGCTCACCAACGGTCAGGTACGCTCGCTCAACCAGGTGGCGCAACTGCGTCAGTGGTTGGAGTTTCAGGGCGCGCTGCTGCCCGATCTGCGCCGGGCCACGGTGCAACAGGCCCTGACCGCTCAGACCCTTCCCGGCCCCGCCAGGACCGCGCTGCAGGCCCGGCTCGATGCGTCGCGGTCCTCGACCGCCAAGCTTGGCGCCATCGCCGCGGCGCGCTCGCAGGACGGCCGGGTGCGTGGTGCCTTTCAGTATTATGGGGCGAACCGCACCGGGCGCTGGGCCGGCCGGCGGGTGCAGTTCCAGAACTTCTTCCGGGGCTCGATTAAGGACGTGCCGGCGGCGCTGCGGCTAATCCGGGCCGGCGCCAGCCCCGACGACCTCGATCTGCTGTTTGAGGACAGCGCGCTCGGGGTGGTCGCCTCGTGCCTGCGCTCGACGATCATGGCGGGACCGCTGCAGCGCCTCGCCATCGCCGACTTCAGCCAGATCGAGGCGCGGGTCCTGGCGTGGCTCGCCGGGCAGCATGATGCGCTTGGCGTGTTCGCTCGGGGCGAGGATATCTACATCGCGACTGCCGCGGCGGTGGGATCGAACAGTCGGCAGCTCGGCAAGGTCCTGGTCCTGGCCTGCGGCTACGGCATGGGGCATGAACGGTTCCGCGAAACCGCGCTCGGTTACGGGATCACGCTGAGCCTCGGTGAGGCGATCGACGCGGTGACTGCCTGGCGTCAGGTCAATCACCGGATCGTCAGTTTCTGGTGGGACACGCACCACGCCTTGAGGGCGGTTGCTCGCGCTGGAGCCGGCGCGCACTGGCGGGTGGGTGAGGTCACGATGATCCGCGCCCAGCGGGCGGTCCTGATCCGCTTGCCGAGCGGCCGGCATTTGGTCTACCGCCATCCGCGGATCGAGGCGAACGGACAGGGCTATGACGAGTTCACCTATATGGGCTCGCTGGGCGGCGGCTGGACCCGGTTGCGGGCGTGGCCCGGCAGGACCGCCGAGAACATCACCCAGGCGGTGGCGCGCGACGTGATGGCCGAGGCGATGCTGCAGCTGACGGACTTGCCGCTGATCGCCACCGTGCATGACGAGCTGATCGCCGAGGTCCCGGTGGACGAGGCCGACCCGACCCTCGATCGCATGCTGGCGGTGATGCGGCGCACCCCGGTCTGGGCGCCAGGGCTGCCGGTCGACGCGGCTGGTTTTGTAACCCGGCGCTACTCGAAGGGATAGGGCATGGCTGATGTTATTTTTGATGCGCTTTACCGTCTGAGTGCAGCTTTTCAGCAAGAAGGGTTCGATCGGCCCGAAGCGATCCTTTTGCCCACCAATGAGCAGGGCATGCGGTTTATCAGCTGGCTGCACCATCACCACGGGGACGTGATCCATCCGCCTCGCCCCTGGTCTGACGACGATGACAAGGTGTGGATGGAGGTAGAGCTTTTCGGCCTCAAAATCCGCTGGCCAGCACGCGAGTACATCTACCCCGATGGCCGGGTGGTCAGGCGATGAGCGACGAGCGCGTCGTGGTCAGCGACGATAATCAGACAATCGTGGTCACCGCCTACCGCGACGACACGGAGCTTTCAGCGGTCACACTTTTCCCGATCGAGGCGTTGGTTCTGGCCCAGGCTCTGCTCGATAGCGCGCTCCGGCACCTGTATCGGAACCCGGCGACCCGCCGGCATTTTCTGCGGGACCGGCGCACTCGTCCGGTGTCGCGCGTCCGGTGACATTGCTGGGTGTTGGTCCCAGGACAAGACCCTTACTGTTCAACAGGTGTTCAATTGAACACCCAGGCTGTGCCTCAAATCCACCCTCCCACCCAGGCCCACTTCTCCGGCCCTGTTGACTTCCGACTGTGCCATTTGCACAGTTTTTTGCCCTACAACGCAAGACACTGACGGGCTTTGTCCAATTACGTGGACGTAGGTGACTGAAAACCCTTGATTTTATTTTGTTGTTTGTCGTGCGTTGTCTTCCTTGATGAAGAAGTTGCTGGTAAAAAACTGCATTTTGTTTTCAACACCTTAGCCGTGTTTTGTTGTTTAGGGGTGTTCAATTTGCACACCCCTAAAGGTTACTGGTTTTGGTTCTGTTCCGTTACGTCGCGGAAGGGTTGTGTCTTGCCTACATAATCGTTCACAGCGTAGCCGAGCGCCCCTGCTGCAGCCAGCGCCTTGAGCGGTCCTGGCACCTTGCTCATCACTCCCTGCCCGTAGCGCCAAGCCGGCACGGCGACATCGTCGAGCAGCCCCCAGGGGGTGATCCCGCCGCTGCCGACTTCGGTGGCGCCGGTGTTCTTGTCGGCCAGCAGATCGGGCATGTCGATCAGGTTGTCGAAGTTCGGCATGGAGGGCAGCCCCGTGGCGCTCTCCTTCGGCAGCTTGGTGCCCTTCGGCCCGCCGGCCGCAGTCTCGGCGACTTGGCCCGCGGCATAGGGTGACGTGCCCAGCTGCAGCGCCGCGCCTGATAAGAGCCGGCTGACCGGTCCCCCTACCGAGCCCAACATGGTCAATCCGACCCCGGCCAGCGGCACGCCAATCAGATTGTAGAGACCGCGCGCCTGGTTGTAATAAATCGTGTTGGTGTTCGGGCTGTCGTTGGTCCGCACGAGGGGCTGGATCACGTCCTGCAGGTTCTTCGCCAGATAGTTGACGCTGGCGCCGTCCATCAGCGAGCTGATATCCGCGTCGTAACGCAGATGGCTGTAAAGCTGGATGATCGGGTCCAGCGTGCCGTTGAGCCCGGAGCGCTGAAAGGTCAGATCGAGCAGCCACTCACCGAGATCGCCAGCGTCGTCGTGCTTGGCCCACTGGTCCGGGGCGAAGATCGCCTGCCGCAGCGCGTTGACCATCAGCCCGGCGCCGAGCACGGTCCCGACCATTGCCGCGGCGTGCGCCATGCTGCCGCCGGCCGCGGTGTAGCCCTGTATCCTGGCGCCGACAGGACCGGCGCCGCGGGCTTCGCCGGCGAGCTTGGCCCTTCCATAGGAGTGCTCGATCCGGTCCCATAGCGGGTTGAGAACGTTGTGCTGGAACGAGTAGTTGAAGCTCATCAGCTGGAAAATCAGGCTGATCCCCGGCCGGTTCGACGCCGCCGCGCGGTCGATCTTGAACGGCTCCTGGATGATCCGCTCGACGAGCCGACGCATCGCCAGCCCGTAGGCGCTGCCCATATCGTCGGTCTGCAGCTTGTCGACGCTAGGGCGCCCGCCGTTGAGATCGAGCATCCACTGCGAGAAATCGTCATGCAGATGCTCCGGCAGCCCGAGTTCTTTGAACCAGCGCGTCGCGTCGTCGCGGGCGTTGACATCGGTCCCCTGGAAGTCCCGCGCCAGCTTGGCAAGGAACCAGTTGCCGCCGGCGACGGCGCCGACCCGCTGCGAGTTGACGAGACCGGTCAGCCCGGTGACTTTGTAATAGAGCGTCATCAGCCGGTTGAGCGCTGGCGTGTCGGCGTAGTCGGCGCCCGTGCGGCTCAGCATGATGCTGTCGACCATTGGCGAGGTCGTCACGTTGAGGAAGTGCGCCAGCTCGGTGACATCCTGCGCCGAGGCGTTGCGCATCAGCCGGCCAAACTGGTTGGCGAAAATCTTGAACCCGGTCCTGGCTTGTCCCGTGACCAGGGAAGCGTTCATCGGCTCGGCCAGCCCGCTCCACATCGCCCGCGGCATCATCACGATCGAACCAAAGGCGTGCGCCATGCTGGTCAGGCGCTGCAGCGGTTTCTGGCCGGCATTGTTGTCACGCCCGAGCGCGACGTTGACGGTGTGCTCGAACCACTGCAAATCCTCACCGCGCACCCCGGCGGCGCCGGCCGCGTTGAGCAGCTGGTCGAGATACTCACCATGCACGCCGAAGCGCTCGGCATAAGACAGCCGGTTCGACGCGCCGTTGATGTAGTGCGGGATTGCATCGCTCGGCTGGGTGTGCAGCCAGTTGCGCATAATCAGGTCGGTCTCGGGCGGCAGGACGCGCGTCTTGATGTAGCTGCCCGAGGGGCCAGTCGTATCGAAATCGTGGTTGCCGCCGCGCAGCAGCCTGCCATACCACTCGCTCGCCGAGACCCCGGCGATATGGTTCCCGAGATCGTCATGGTTGGCGCCAGCCAGGGCTTCCGCTGCGGTCTTCAGCTGGGTCAGCTCGGTGATCTGGGCTGCAGTCGGGGCCGGGTTCGCCTCGATCTCGGCCTGCTTGCGCAGGTTGATCTGCAGCTCCCGCATCTGTTGCTGCAGTTGGCTACCGGCCCGCTCGCGTTCCTGCTTGGAGAGACCGGTCCATTTTTCCAGGAGCGCCGCCGGGTCGTCTCCCGGATGACCGACCTCCTGATCGAACATGAACTTGTAGTTGCGGGTCGCGTCCTTGATGAAGCCGGCCGGGTCGCTGAAGATTTTCGCCTGGTCCCACAGCCGCGGAAAATAGCCGCTCTTGGCGTAGCCGATATCGATCCCGGCTTTGCGCAGCTCACCCCAGACATGGTTGAGCAGATCGCGCATCGGCCCGCCGGCGGCGACGATGTTCGGCGGGATCGCCTTGCGCCCGGCGCTGGGATCGCGCGGATTGACCGGGAAGGTGGTCTCGGCGGTGGTCAGCACATGCCGCCACATCTCCCCCTGCTCGGGGGTCATCGAGTTGGGGTCGAGCCCGTGGTCCCGCATGATGTTGCCGTAAACCCGGGACCAGTCGTTGCGGTAGAACCGCGAGGCTTCGCCAAAGGTCTCACCGGTGTATTTCCCTTGCCCGGGGCGTGTCGCCAGGAGATCGCGGATTATTGTCAGCGGCTTTTGCGCTGTGTCCGGCGCGCGCTTGATGATCGTGTCGAGTATCCCGCGCAGTGAAAACGCCGAGCCGCGAAAACTGTCGAGCATCGTCCGGCTGAACGTGTGCTGTCCGGGATCGGGCCGGGACCGGTCGAACAGCACGTTCTTGGTAAAGTTCTTGTAAGCGTTGAGCCGCGCTGCCAGCCCGCGGCCCTGCGGGGTGCCCAGGAGGTTGGGCGCGGTGACCTTCCAACGGGACGGGTCGGACACCCCGAGGTCCGAGAAACTGGCTGCCGGCTTGCCCTGCGACAGGACTTGTTCGTTGAGTAGCGCCTGGTGCAGCTCGTCGAACGCTTTGAAGATCGCCGTCCGTTCCTCGTCCTTGGGATAGGCCATCCGCAGCTGGCGGTCGGTCTCGTTGATGTAAGCCTTGTCCGGCATGACGACGCCGGTCGGGTCGACCCCGGCGTTCTGCATGATTTCGGCCGTGTAGGCTTCGTGCGCCCGCGCCAGCATCTCCCAGGCGTTCGCCCAATAGCCGGCCTGTTTCGGCGCAAACTGCGCGCTCTCGCTGCGGAACTTGCTGATCTGGATTTGCAGCCGGGACGCGCCGGCATTGAGCCGCGCCAGCTGGTCTTGGGCCGTCAGCGCACTCGCCGTCGGCTTGCCGTTACGGGTGAGCGCCGCCTGCTTTTCCAGTCGCAGCCGGGTCGCCGCCAGCGCCCCCTCGTCATAGAACATCGTGTTGATGACCTTGGCGAACGCGGCCTGCACATTGTCGGTGACATCGAGCCCGCTGTTGCGGGTGTGCTGCGACAGCAGCCGGTCGAACTGCGCCGTGTTCTTGATGTAGCGGTTGGCCAGCATGTGGTCGATCGCGTGGGTCCACTCGTGGCCGAAGGAGTTGGCCCCGGACGTGACGCGGATTTCGCCCAGGGCCGGGACATAGGCGCCGTAGTGGTTGACCTTGCCTTGCGGATCGAAGACCAGCTTGAAAGCGCCGTGAAAGCTCGCCGCCTCGGGTGGCTGTCCCAGGGCTGCCATGTAGTCCTGGATCGCCCGCGACATATCGAGCATCGCGTTGACGGCGTTTCGCTCGTCGACCCGCCCGGCCCCGGTCCGGACGACCTCGACCGACTTGAAGCCAAACTTGTTTATCAGGTGGTTGGTCAGGATTTTGATCTGGGTGGCGATCGGCAGACTGCCGGCCGTGTTCGGGTCGTAGCCAGCCTCGCCGAAAACCAGCCGGTTGACGCTGGTCCCGTTGGCAAACTTGTAGTCGATGATGTCCTTGGGCCGGCCGACCTGGGGCGGTCCCGTAAACTCCCGCACCGGGCTGGCCCTGCCGCGCGCTTCCACGGCGGTATCGGCGAGGGTCCCGGCGGTATCTCGTAGCCGGGCGATCTGGTTGTCGATCTGCGCCAGCTGCCGCCCAAGCTTGCGCTGCTGGGCCGGGCCGCGCGCCCGATCGAGGGCGGACTGCACCTGGTCCCGGTACGTGAGCAGCTTCTGGAGCTGGGGCGACTGAGGCGGGGCTTCTGGAGCGGCAGCGGTTTCGGTTGGTGTCTCGCCGCGCGCATCGGCGAGCGCCGCCTCGGGGGTGGGACCTTTACCGACAACCTCGCCGGCCTCGTTCTTGGCAACGTGTTGGTTGGGAACGATATGGTCCGGTTCGGTGGTGAGAGGTTCCTCGCCTGGCGTTTGCCTGGCCTCGCCTGGCAATTGCCGTGCGCCTGGCTCGGCACCGAGTAGTTCACTACTGGTCCCAGGACCAGTCTGGTCCCGGAACAGATCGGCCTGGGGTTCGGCTCGAACGGTCGGCTCAGGTGTTTCTCGTGGTGTCGGTTGGGTTGTTTCTTGTGGTGTGGTCTCAGGACCTCGGCCCGCAGCTCGATCAGCCAGAGTGGCTGGTGCAGCGGCTTCGGGTTTCCCGCCGCGCGCCCAAGCCTCGGCCCTGGCCTGATCGACGTTGATCGGCATCCCGACGCCGTTGTAGTCCTGCCGGCCGGTGTACTTGTCGCCGACACGGGCAAAGACCCGGTCGTCCTTACCGGGTCCACCGCGGGTGACAAGCACGCCATCCTTGCCGGCGGCGGCGTGCAGCGTGTCATAGACCGGCTTCTGCAGGGCCACATAGGTCCCATCGGCCCGGGTCCCGAGGACCAGCGTCTGGCCGGTGTTCGGGTCGGTGACCGTGCGTTCCCAGGTTATCGGACGGTAATCAACCTTGGGGTCCGGGGTGACGACCCGGGTGACCCCATCGGGGTTGATCGGCCGCGTGGTCGAGCCCTTCAGTTTCTCGGCAGCCCGCGCCGCCGCGTCCATTATCTTGCCCTTGACCAGGGCGTAGCCGTTGCCGATCCAGCTGTTGCCGGCGCTGTCCTTGCCGCGGATCACGCCGCGGTCGCCCATGCTGAAAATCTTGCCGCGTGCAGCGGGCTCCGGGGTCGGGGCCGAGCCCTCGGCGTTGACCCGCTGGTCGATCGCCGCCGCATGTGCCTCAGTCGCGGCCTGATGCTGGGCCTCCCGGGCGGCGTATTCCTCTTTGGTCCCGCGCAGATAGCTCGCCTTGGTCGGCGGTCCCTCGGCGTTGGCGCGCTCGGTCCGCGCGGCCTCGGCGCGCTGGCGCAGCGTGTCCAGCCGCTCGGGTGTCGTCGCCGGATCGCGCTCGGCCCGCGCCAATGCCTGCTGGGAGGCTTTCAGGCGCGCGTCCAGCGCCTTTAGCTCCGTCTTGGTCACCGGACGCCGGGCGGGCTCTCCCTGCGCTGGCGGGGCTCCTGTGGGCTCTACAGGGACTGTCGCTGGGCCGGGCTCGGCCGGGGCGGGCTCAGATGGCGCCGTGCTCGGTCCCAGGTTCTCCCGTTCGCTGTTGTAGAGTTCGCGCAGACCGGCCGGCGTCATGCCTTCGAGCGCCTGACCGTGCAACGGCTCCAGCGCTGCCCGGACCTCGTCGTCGGTCATATCAGCGCTGGGACGCGCCCTGATCGCTTCCTCGGCTGCCTGGACCCCTGCCCGCCGTGTCTCGGCGGCTGTGGGCTCTACAGGGGCTGCCGCTGGGGCGGGCTCGGCGGGTCCTGCTGCGGCGGGTTCGACTGCTGCTGGTTCGACTGCTGCTGGTTCGGCAGGACGAGCGGCTGGCTCGCCTGCTGGTTGTCCCTGAGTATCTGGCGGGCGAACGCCCTGATCTCCTTCGCCCCCAAGATTTGCTGGTACTCCGGCCGGCTGTACTGACGGAGCGTTCGGCTCGCCCAAAGGAGCTTCTGGAGGGGGTCCTCCGGCGGCGCGACCAAGTCGGTCATCGGGCGGTGGCTCCGTTGCGGGTGGCTGGGGACCAGTAACCGGCGGCGCCGGTGCTTGTCCAGGCTCGGGAAGAACGGGGGGCGCCGCAACGACCGGTGCTGCGGGCTCCCCGCCTCCCGGCGTGACTGGCGGTGCGGCGGGACCAGCCACGGTCGGTGGTTCTGGTGGCGCTGGCGGGGGTGCAGCCACCCGTTCGGTCGGGCTCGGGGCGCCGGTCGGGGTCAGTGCTTGCACCGCGGCAGCGGTCGCTTCCGGTCCTGGCGGCGGACGCGGCGGCGGCGGGGCGCGCGCGGCTTCGTAGCCGGCATGGGCGCCGGCAAACCCAGCCCCGGTCAGCACGTCTTGTGCATAGCCGCGCGCCATCTCGCCGCTGGTCGGCAAAGGCTCGCCCATCGCTGCCGGTACGCCGACGCGCACCGCGGCACCGGCTGCCGGCTGAACGGCCACCGCCTGGAACAAAATCTTGCCGATGATCGATCGGAACGGGGCAAGGGCAAACAACGGCGCCGTCGCCGCACTGATCGCACCCGTCGCCAGGCTGTGCTTGATCGCGTAGTTGACAGCTTCGTCATGGGTGTTGCCGTTGCGGATCGCGGCGTCGTAAGCCGGGACCATGTCCTGCACGATCGCCGCGCCGCCGGCCCCGAGACCGGCGCCCACCAAGCCGCCGATCGGACCGCCGACTGCGGTCCCCGCCAGACCGCCGCCGATCCCGCCGGCCAGCATGGTCCCCGAGCCGCCGATCCCGTAGCCCAGCTCGTTGAGGAAACTGCGCTCGACCGGCGGCGGTGCGTTGGGGTCGGTGGTGAACGCCTCGCCGCGGGCGATACGCGCCTTGTTGGCCAAGTCCTCGGTGAAACCGGACATGATCCCGGACAGGAGCCCCGTCTCTTGCGGTGGCTGGTCCGGCGCCACAACCGACGACGACATGCTGGGTGATGCAACTGGTCCTGCAGCTGGTCCCGGGGCCAGCGGCTGGTACTGGTCGACGGTAAACCCGAGCGGCGCTGTTGTCGGTGTCGGAGCTGTTGTCGGTGTCGGAGCTGCCGGAGCTGCAGCCGGCTCCGGTGCTGGGGCGGGCGCCGGTGCCTGGGTCGGCTCCGGGCTCAGCGGCTGGTAGGCATCGACCGTAAACCCGAGCGCTGCCGGCGGCGGTGCCGTCGCCGGCTGGTTAGCATCGACCGTGAACCCGAGCGGCTCGGCCATCTCAGCCCAGCCGGCGGCTCAGCGGCAGCGGACCGCCAACCGGCTGCGGTGGCACGTCGATCGCCGTGGACTGCTGGACCGGCGCCGGCGGGGCAAACACGTCCGCCATCGAGCTTGGCCCGGACATTGGCCCGGACATCAGGCCCTGCAGGGCAATCGCCTTGATGTAAGGGTTGACCGTAGGAGCGACCGGTCCTGCAGCAGCTGGCGCTGCGTTCGATGGGACCAAATCCGGCGACATCGTCAGCCCGCCACCCAAGTAGTCGGCATCCGTGGGCGCGCGCATCCCGGTCGCAACACCTGGAGCGGGTGAAGCCGCGTAACGCGGTGACGGCGCACCCCCTCCCGCCATCTGCGACAGGCTGCCTAGCCGACCACGATCGCCACCGAAATCCAGGTGCATCAGATCGCGGATGCCAAAGTTTCCGCCCCAGGCCAGCTGCCCCTGCGCTTCGGGCGGCAGCTCATTGCGCACCGCCAGGGCCACCTTGCCGTAGAGCCCGCTGTCGTCGGCGACCTGATAGTTCGGGAGCTTGGCGCCGCTCGGATCGTAGATCGCGAAGTCGATCGCCTTGCCGAGCGAGTGCTGGCTGACGCCGCCGGTCCCGGCGACGGTCGATCCCGGCCGGTCCTGGCTGGTCACCCGCAGCGTGTAGCCGGACGGCAGGACATTTGGGCCGACACGGTTCACCGCGTCGGCCAGATAGGCGCTGTTCGCGTTGAAGCGCTTGACGATCTGCGCGAGGTCCTGGTTCGAGGGACTGGCCATTTATCGTGGGTAAATCCAGCCGCCGCGGACGATGCCGGGCCGGCCATTGGTCAAGGTGACGAACTTGCCGTCAGGCACGCCAGGAGCCGGTATGAGGGCGCCCGGCGGTGGCGGGCTAAAGGTTGCCGCCGGCTGGGGTCTCGGTTGCGCCGCGGGAGCGGCAACAGCAGGAGCTGGCGCGGCAGCCGGCACGCTGACACCGCCGCGCGCGCTGGGTACGACAGGACCAGCCGACACAGCAGGGGCGGCACTCGACACACTGACGCCGCCACGGCCCGAAACGATGTTACCTAGCGTCGGCTGCGCCGGTGGTGCTACGGCCTGTACCGGTGGAGCGACCACCGGCTGCTGCGGCGGCAGCGGTTGCTGCGGCTGCGGTTGCTGCGGTGACAGAGGCTGCTGCGGCTGCGGTTGCTGCGGTGACAGAGGCTGCTGCGGTGACAGAGGCTGCTGCGGCTGCGGCTGTCCCGGCTGCTGCACCTGGGGCTGCGGCTGTCCCGGCTGAGATTGCCCAGGCTGCTGTGGTTGTCCGGGCGCCGCGGTACCGATCGGCGGATCGGGGCTGGGCTTCAACAGATCGACCTTGATATGCGGCTGCGGCGGGCCTCTCGGGTTCGTCGGATCAGGGACCATCGCGACACGCCGATCGCCAGCCAGTCCGACCCCGGTTTCCCACAGCTTCGTAGTCTCGATGCGCTTCTTGTTGATCTGCTCCGGATTTTCGATCACGCCCTCGGATGCCAGCTGCGAGACCGCGGTTCGATAGGCGAGCTGCGGATTGGCCATGAACCGCGGAGTTTGGTTCAACAGCGCGACACGCCGATCGATGGCGTCTTGCGCAGGTTGGAGAAAAGCCACTGGCGCGGTGACATCCATGCGAGAAGTCCAGATGCCGGTCGACGGGCGGTAATAGACGCCTTGCGCCGCCTGATCGTTGACCATGTTCTGCTCAAGCTGAGCTTTCGGTTCCAACGGCTTCGTCATGTTGGAGACCATGTACTCGCTAATCAATCGCTGGCGCTCGGCCGGGTCCTTGACCGCCATGATTGCGCCCAGACGCTGCGCTTGAACCTGGTCCATGTTGGCGGGGACCTGAACCAGGCCGCGGTTCAGGATGCCCTGCTGGGTCGCCGGGACCAACTGCCCGTTGTTGGGATCAATGGCCATCGTGACCTTGCCCATTTCAGGTGCCGTCTGCGGGTTAGCCGCAGCGATACCGCCCGGTGCCTGAAAATCGGCAGGGGACCTGAAGATACCCTGGTTCGGATCAGTCGTACCCGGAACGAAAACTGGCGGCGCACGTTGCAGCGCGCCAGCTTCAGTCATCGCGGTGCGCTGTGTCGCTCCGGCTTCCGCCAGCTTGGTGCGCGCTAGGGCGCCGGCTTCGGTCATCCCGGTGCGCGTCGTCGCGCCGGTGTCCGATATCCGGGTCTGCAATGGTCCTGGCTCGCCGACCGAGGCCAGCTGCTGCTCGTACTGTGTCGGTGTCAGCTGTCCTTGCTGCAGCAATTGCCCAAGAAACGCCTTACCGATCGCCATCGATGACGCTGCATCGCGGCCCGCGGCCTGTGACAGGTAGACGTACTTCAGTAAGTCAAACGCCGGCGGCGCAGGACCGCCAGTGTGGGCTGCAGGACCAGCATAAACCGTGCCGCCTTGTCCTGGTGTCGGGTTGAGGCTGTTCGGCATGATCTTGCCTGACGTGTAATCGTTGTTTGGCAGCGAGCCGTCCGATCCCGTCGTATTGGGCGCCGGCGCCGCGCCCGGCGTCGGCGGGGAGACCGCTGGCGGGGTGCCCTGGGTGTAAGGTGCGATCCCTGCTGGCGTGTTGGCCGCGGCAGCGGATATCTGGCCCGGCGACGGCACGATCGTTGCGCTCAAACCCGGCAAGTTGGAGGGTGGCCCGAGGATCGGCGCCGAGCCCTGAAAAGCCGGCTGGATATAGTTCGGCGCCCCGACCGGCTGCCGGCCAAGGATCGACTGCGACAGGTAGTTGTCGGCGTTCTGCTGACTGATAGCTCGGTTGCCTTCGAGCTGCGCCTTGCGCGCCTCAGACCCGTAGTAGTAGCCCTGAGCGACCTTCGAGGGATCGGGGAACAGCGCGTTGCCAAGCGACGACAGATTTTGATCCCACTGCGCATTGCCGGTATCGAAGGTGGGCATCTAGCCGGTCCCTCTAAGTGAAAAGAGAGCTGAGACGGAACGTCGACCCGGCGTTGGGCATCGTCACCCCC